GAAGCCCTCAAACACGTCCACACCCTCAATCTCGCGATAGACGCGACGAGTCTTGTCGCCCACAGCATACGTCACGCCGTCCATCGTCGTCTCAGTGATGTCCTCATCTTCGTCGGCATCAGGACCCTTGATGAACGACTTGGTCTCTGCGTTCCAGTATACGCCCGGACCGTACGCCTCCACGAGTGCTGCCTTCATCGTCGCAAGGTCCGCGACAGAGACAGAGGGGATGTCGTCGGACGCAGGCGCATCCTTCGGTTGAGCGCCACCACCAATCGTCGCAACGTAGGCACGCATATGGTCGGTCAGGGACTTCTCGTCAAAGTCTTCCTTCACGAGTTCATTCACATACTTTGCGAACTGTGTCGGGTGCTCCTTGGTCATAGGCGTCTTGGTCTCGTCGAACACGTTGGTGAGTTGCTTGACGAGCGCGGGGGACATGCGCTTGATACGCTTCTCTGCGGCATCTTCCTTGACCTTCTTTGCCTTCGGCGCAGGCGCAGGTTCCGGGGCAGCAGCAGGGGGCGCCTCCGTCTCAGGTGCCTCTGGAGCAGGAGCAACCTTGGGCGCGCGCTTCTTCTTGGTACCGACACTCGCGGCAATCTCGTCAGCACGTGCCTGCTGCTCCTCGCGCTTCTTCTCCAGGTCAGCAAGTTTCGCAGGCAGGTCAGACCCCTTACGTGCCTTGCCTTCCGCAATCTTCGCCTTCATCTCCTCAATCTTTACCTTCGTTGCATCGATAGAAGCAACAACCTTCTGGTAAGCAGGAACCTCGCGAGCATTCGCCAGCATCACGATGCGCGCAGCATCATCTGCGTCGAACTTGTAGTGCTCGGCAAGGGCATTCACAACAAACTGAACGGTATTGGACTCCATTTCGGGTTGGTGTGTGTTAGTGTATGCTGTTTGGTCCTTGAAATTCCGAAATCCGTTTTCGACGGTGCCTAAAACGCAGGGGTGCCAACGAACATTTCCTGAATGGAGGTTACATCGACCGCACCAACAACTTCCTGCACTGTCTCGGCAGTGGCCGCGAAGACTACGCCGGCAGACAACAGTCCTCCGAAGACTGAGAGTTTGAGTGCGTCTTCCCACACAATAGGTTCCTTCTTAGACCGCCTCTCGAGCGCATACAGAATGAACGCGACGAGTGAGACGGCAACTGATGCTATTACAATCATCATTTAATCGCAATACAAGTGAAAACTTATAGATTTAAAACGAGTGACGACTCAACTCTCGATTCAATATCCTTCATAGGGTCCTCGGGTTCCTTCGCGGGTTCTGGTTCAGGTTCCTCTTCAGATTCCTCATCCAGATCATCAAAGTCAATGCTTGCTGCCTCATCGGTCATATTCAAAGGAACTGGACCGTCTGCAACACTCTCATCATCATCGCTCTCTTCATCAAACGTAACGCGAGCAGCGGCAGGCGGGTGGTCGACTTCGTGCGTCTGTGCGTCCGAGAACTGTTTGGCAATAGACTCCCACGGCAGGAAAGACCGAATCACGTGCTCGAACTGCTCGGTAATGAGATGCTCAATATCCTGACGATTGCGCGCCTGCTGCTCCGACGATACACCGGTAGTCTTAAAGAGATACGCGACCTGCCACAACTTGCGAGCAGACTGCGTATACAGAACGTGAATGAACTTTGCCATTGTGGGACGGTCGAAATCAATGTTAATATGGGATGCGTTACCGCGATACTGGATGGATGCGAACGACTTCATGTAGGCAATGAAAACACCCATAAGAAGGTCATCTAAATACGTGCACTTGGTCGTCTTCACGATACGGTCCACTTCGGTCTCAAGAGTCGTGTCCGTCCATTCAGGAATCTTTGTCAGCATATTTTGAAACGTCCTCAGAATCTGGTCATGTTGACCGTTGCGCTCACACACGTCCGTAGATGTCTTATGGATACTCCAAAACCCGTCAGAAATTGGCGGGATCAGGAGTGTGGCAAGATGGTCACGGAGGTGCGTCTTTGCAAATTCAGAGTCGCTCATTTACATTCAACTGTCGCAAGATTATTCGTTTCATAACGCAAAGTTGACTATGCTGGATGTATAATGTATACTCCAAAATCAATCTTGATGACCGGATGTTGTGGATTTATTGGGTCGAACGTATTGAACTATATTACTAAGAAGTATCCTGACGTTGAGTTTGTGAATATCGATAAGATGGATTACTGTTCATCTTTGAAAAACATTGATGGACCTCCGTCAAATTATAAATTTTATAAGTGCGACATTCGCAACGCAGAAATGTTGCGACACATTTTAACCCTGCATTCAATTGACACGGTTATACACTTTGCGGCACAAACGCATGTCGACAACTCCTTCGGGAATTCTATTCAGTTCACTATGGATAATGTTCTTGGGACTCATACCTTGCTCGAATGTTGTAAAGAATACGGACAAATTCGCAGATTTGTACACATAAGCACGGATGAAGTGTATGGTGAGGTTGGTGCTACCGACGCAGAATGCGTAGAGACGCGCGTTCTAACCCCAACGAACCCGTATGCGGCCACAAAAGCAGCAGCAGAACACCTAGTTTTCTCCTACCATCATTCTTTCAAACTCCCAGTCGTCGTTGTTCGCGGAAATAACGTTTATGGACCCAGACAATACCCTGAGAAATTGATTCCAAAGTTCATTACTCTCTTGAACGATAACAAGAAATGCACCGTTCACGGAGAAGGAAAAACTATACGAAACTTTATCCACGTTGATGACGTGAGTTCAGCTGTCGATACTATTCTTACGAAAGGACTTGACGGAAACATCTACAACATCGGGTCTAAGAACGAATTCAGTGTCATGGAGATTGCTAGGAAACTTGTGAAACTTCTGAAATCGTCCGATGAAGTGGAAAACTATTTGGAGTTCGTAGAAGACAGAAACTTCAATGATTTCAGATATAGTATTTCGAACGATAAACTCATTCAGTTAGGATGGAGCGAATCTGTTCCGTTCGAGGAAGGTCTCAAAGAGACCGTAGATTGGTATTTGAAAAACTCGAAAGGGTATTGGAATTGATTATGAAATTGTCATATCAAACTCTACAGGATGACCACCCTTGACGCCGAACGCATCTGATAGTTTCTGAATCTCTTTACGCGGAACTGCCGATTCTTTCGAGTAACGAGCAATTGCCTTGTATAGATGGAAACCATGATACCGCTCATGCTCAGGGTTCTCCTTCCCGAACAACACAGATGTACCGTCTTCCTGCTTCAACCACCGAATAAGCGTGTTGAAAATAGGGTTGGTTGAATACTCTTTATGGTCAGGTCCTTCCGGAAACAAGTCCCAGAACAAACAGGTTGCCATACGCACGCAATCGAATGATGGGTTCGGTTTAATAGCCTCGTGCTTTGGAGAATAAAACGGTTCTACGTTGTATTGTCCGCCAGCATCTTCATCGAGCGCATAATTATCGCTCATAAACACCTTGGGTTGCTTCATTCCAACAAGACGAACCGACCCCACTCCACGCTCGAAATCTATGAGTTTAATGATGTATCCGTACGTCGGAACCTTGAATACTTGTCCCTCCAAATTATACCACAAATGCTCCTTGGATGTCTTGACATACATAATGTTGTTCGTGTGGAGATCGTTGTGCGTGAACCCAAACGTCCTTTGAGCAAAACATAGTGCGAACATGACCTGCGTCAACCATGCGACGTGCTTCGTAGTTTCGGATTCTAGACACATGAGTTCATACAGAGTTCCTTCGCATTGCTCCATCACGGTAAGTTGAACTGGAACATTCGAAAGAGTTGCCCATGCAAACTCTTCCTCTTCTTCGACACTCATACCATCTTCATCGGCTTCCGAGCAATCGCATGATCTAACTTCAAAAACGTAGGACGTGGACACAGAAGACGAATCTGATTCGTCGTCGTCGCCCATAGTCTCTTCTTCAAACACTGGTCGAATATCTCCAATTTGAGTGTTTTCGGAAGGAGGAATTCCTTCCAATTCATCAACTGGTCCCAGCGCAATTTCATCTCCAAGTTCAACTTCTATCCTCCTACTTCGCGTATGATGAAAGTCTCCAGATTGAGAAACATGCTCGGCAAGTTGGAGTTGGAAAAACGTCCCGATATTCTTGGAAAACCATGGACGTTCCGCCAGTTCTTCATAATCATCCGATATGTCGAAAGTGTGTTTCTTTGCGATTCCAGAGAAGACGCCATACACTTTCGGGAAATGGATACATCCTGATTGAGAGAGGAGAGCAGCAAAGAGACTCCCGACATATGCCGAATTATGCGGAGACTGATTCTTATTGAGTGTGCGAAGTGCTGATTCTTTGGTGGTCGGAAGTCCAACAACTGTTCCATAATCGCCTCGCATCCACTTCACAGGACTTAGAATAGCAGACTGCTTTATGTGGACATCCACAGTCTCTCCCTTCGAAGTTACAATCTTTTTGTTTGCTTGAATGGACTGGATGCTTTCAGTCAACTTCAAACCGTGATCTTTCACGTTCTCCAAATTATCCGTCTTGAACAGCAATTCCAAAGATGGAAAAAAAGGTTGAACATGGTCCACTCCCCAATGAGTGCTTGCGCTCTCCCGAATCACCCCAATTTCCTGATACTTATGGACCTGGACTGGCATTGGAACACTTCGGAGTTCGCAAGTGGATGTTCTGCGCTTACCCATTCTTATTCACCGAGTATAATTGGAAACCAAAATATTCACGCATAGGGTTAATAGTATGAATTTCCAAATCAAGAAATTCAATATCGGCATGATCCGAGATCGTTGCGACATTGATTCTAGAAAATCGCCAATGATAGTTGTGATCGGTAAGAAGGATACTGGAAAATCATTCTTGGTTCGCGATATTTTGGCAAACACCCAAGGAGCATTTCCTATTGGAACTGTCATCTCAGGCACGGAAGTCGCGAACGAGTTCTTCCAGCATATGGTTCCCTCCAAATTGATTCACGACAAATATGCTCCGTCGATTGTTATGAATGTCATTAAGCGCCAACTTAATGTGAAGGCAGCGCGTAATAACGATAAAAAGTCTCATGGAGGGAGTTCGTCTGTCGACCCCCGCGCATTCCTGATTCTGGACGATTGCTTGTATGATTCTTCATGGATTAAGGAGGAGTCTACTCGTTACGTCTTCATGAACGGTCGTCACGTCGATATGATGACTATTATTACTATGCAGTACCCTTTGGGCATTACCCCCAATCTGCGCACGAACGTTGACTTCATCTTCATTCTTCGCGAGAACATTACCAGTAATCGCCGCCGTATTTACGATAACTACGCAGGTATGTTTCCCACATTCGAGATGTTTTCGCAATTCATGGACCAGTGTACGGAAAACTTCGAGTGTTTGGTCATCTGTAACGGTATTCAATCCAATAAACTAGAAGATCAGGTGTTTTGGTATAAAGCATCTGATCATCCGCCATTCAAGATGTGCGATGACTCGTTGTGGGCAGACAATAAACCGTTCTCAAGTGCTATGATGGCACAAGACGAGTATTCGGCAGGAACTATTCAGAAGAAGAACGCAGGTCCTTGGGTCAATGTCAAGAAGATTGGTAAGGATTAACGGCGGTAGGTTCTGCGCGCGTTCGAGCGCTGACGCCAGGTCCGGTTTCCTCCGCGCCGAGCACGCTTCACTGCTGGAACCGAATTCTCGATCGGCGCTCCAAAAAATTTATTGACGACCATCAGTCCCGAATGGATTGTGTTGCTGAGCGACTCCCAACCCACGAGCGTATCTATGCTGAATCCCTTGACCGGAAACGCCTCTGCTTTGTTCGAGATTCCCGTAAAATAAGGGTTCTTTTTCTCGCGCAATACATTGTCGAGCATCGTGAACAGTATGGCAGTGCGTATTTGCGGGTGAACCTCCGTTAGCAGAAGTAAGCCTCCAATATCCTCTACCAATGTTCGGTCACGCTTCCCGATTGCGTCCGGCGGACCTACTGGCAATGACGGAATGGACTCGAAGACCATGTCCTCGCTTCTCGAGAATGACAGTATCCAAGCAATGATTTTGTCGGTGGGCGTATGGGTATACTCCCTTCCGTAAGAATCCATCGCGTTCTCGCGGATGGATAGGAGTTCTCTCTCAAACGTGTAGGCAACGTCTGACATGATACTCACAATCGCCTCGCCGTTCGCCTTTTGCATGTATAGTCCCGCCAGTTCCGCCGGAGTCAGTTTATCTGCCTCTGCTTGCAGCCACGCGTCATCGTAGGGATGGTCGGGAAAGTTGGAGAATATATGCCTAGACAGTATAGATTCTACGCGCATAGACACCGTACCGCACACTTTGTAGAACAACGCGGACAGGTCCTGGAACTGTGTTTCGCCGTCTCCCGGTGCGCCTCCTACAGCAGGCATCGGTTCTTCAGCAACTGCTTGCTGCGTTACTGGTTTCGGCGCAGCCGCGAACAGTTCTGTCGTCATTTTGAACACCTGCGCCTGGAGTTGTTCCACCGTAAATCCGTGTGTCACCGGAATCATATTTTTCACGGTCTCAATCGTTTCCTTGTCCTTGAAGGTATCCAGAATTGTATCGCGCTCCTTGATGAGACTATCGTAGGCAAGTTGCGCCTTTTTCTGCGAGTCTATTCGGCCCACGCGCGCAGGATTCAGGACCCCGATGACCTCCCGTATGGCAGAGTAGAACCCTAGAAAGCGCGCAAAGGAAACCTCGAACGCGACGTTGGATGCGCCCGGGTTCATCGCAGTGACACCGAACGGAGTCTGCCTGAACATGACTTCGCCAAAGAGAGTCTTGCCCATCATTTTAATATCGAACACAGGTGCTGCCACCGAGAATATATCGGCAAGTTGGGTGCTGACATTCGTTACGTCAATACCTTGTGTTTTTAGATGAAACGGACTAACTGGATCCTGCGACCACGGTGGGACTGGACGGGTATTGTATGACAAATTCATCAGTCCAGTGTAAATCTGCTTGAGTATGTTTACGTCTTTGATCGCCGCAAGTTTCTCGAGGGATGTGCCAATAGACGCGACAACCGTATCAACATGCTTGAGAGCATCCTCCATCTTTATGCGCATGAGATACGTCGTCACAGCCATCGCAAGTTCTAACTGCTTCGCCTGGTTTTTGAAGTCCGAATTTTCACCAGTCCCTCCTTGGTCGATGAATTGAATCGTCGATTCAGAGAGCGGTTTCGCGGAAGGCGCAAAGTAGGACCCGACACCTCGGGCAATGTCGTTCTTTGCTAATTCAATCTCTCCGCGCCAGGTGGCGAACGACTCTAGTAACTCGATTCTTCTGATGTGTTCCTGCGCGAACGCCACATCGGTCTTGAGCGACTCCTGCCAAGGGGGCAGACGGTCTTTTGCGAACCTGTACACACGTATCATGTTTCCGCTACCCCAAATACACGGTTGGCGGTTCATGCGGGCGTAAAGGGCACACATGTGATCCGTCGTAGTGAAGACCAC